GAATACTTCTTTATTGTCAATATTCCTTTTTGTATATTTAAAACCAAGTGATAGAAGAGTATCGGCTTTGGTTTTATCTAAAATCAATACCTCACCCATGTATAAAATCACCAACTTTCTCAAATGCGGTTATGCAATAATTTTAGATTTGTCTGGTTGATTTGGATCGTTTGCATAGAACCATTTGTAACCTTTATATGTACTTTGTGATTTCTGACAACATTTATGTATAAGGCTATCATATTTAGCATTAATATATATAATTGCTTCTGATGCAGAATTATAAGTTTTAATAAAAATATCATTTGGCGAATATTGATTGACTTTTTGTTTGAACGACAAAACATAATCAAATTTTTCAAATGAATCATCCTTATATCTCCACACATATCCAAATGCTGTTTTTAGTTTTCCTTTACAACACGCTATTATTGTAGGACTAGTTTTACCTAACATAGATGCGGCATTTTTGATAGAATCATACGAAGCTATATATTCCCCGTTAATTGTATATTGATTTACGGGTTTGTTATTTATTCTAATTTTATTTGTAGGATATTTGTCAAATGGTTCACCTTTAAATCTCCATACATATCCATAAGCAGTACAACTCTTACCTAAACATACACCCCGAATCACAGACGCAAATTTTTCTGTTCTATTTACACTCTTGACTGCATCAGTGATTGAAATATAAGTGTTTAAATATTTTCCATCTAATGAATATTTATCAACTTGGACTCTATTACGATATTTTTCTGCATTAAACTTAAATTCTTTTGTATATGCCCATACAAATCCATATGCAGTAGTATTATCATGTATTGCAGAAGTAATAGCAGTGCCACCATATTTATTTTTTGTATTAGTAAAATTTTTATTAATACACCTTTCGGCTTCAGCAGCACTATTATATGATTTTATAAAATCTCCTTTTAATGTAAATTGATAAACTGTTTTTGCTCCACCAGCAATATATGTTATATCATATTTATCAAATTTATCATTATTATATCTAAATATGTAATCACATTTAATACTTTGATGAGATAAACCCTGACACATTTTTTGTACAGTTATAGAATTCAAATTATAATATTTCGCTGCATCAGCAATACTATCAAATGTTTGTAAATAATTTCCATATAAATCATATGAATCCACTTTTTTACTACGATAATTTACATAATTTCCACCTTTAGAAATATTATATCCATTCTCTTCAACTAATGAATGAAATTTTTGAATATAATATATCTCTTTTTCATTCAATAATTTAATCAATTCTGATTTGTTATTAGAAGTTATTTTTTCAATCTCTTGTACATCAAAACAATCTCTTCCATATTTTTTTATTGCCCTGTCTATCGCAGTGTCTTGTTTCTTATTATATGAAAAATGCTGATTCATTCTTTGACGTATTCCAACTCGTGTTTGTCCTATATATTTTTTATTATTAATTTTATTTGTAATGCAATAAATATATCCTTCATACATATTACTTGTTTTATTAAAAGCCATAAAAATTCCTCCATAATATATTTCTCCAAAATATAAGAGTGGATAATCATTATTTCCGATTTCGCCACTCTACTAATAATTTATTTAGATTTTCTGTTCCTTCAAATAACCAATATTTCTTCTTTGTTTTTTCATGAATTGATTTATTAATATATCTTTCTCCATTTGATAATAAAAATTCTTTTAACGGTCTACTGTAACAATAAAAATACCTTTTCAAAATATATCTCCTTTATATTCTATTATCTGGATCGTTGCCGTCATTATCGTGTGTGTTTTGAGTTATATCACTAATTTCTGTTTCCGATTTATTAGGTCTTCCTCCTTCATTACTAGAATTATTAGATTCCGTATAACTACTATGAAGTGGACTCCATGAGTCAAAGATATCTTTAAATATAATATTTTCTGCCATAGTATTTCCTAACATAGCAGCTGGAGATATTCCAGATACAGAACATAATTTCATTTTATTCGGTAATGATGCCTGTGCTAATTTTAACTGTCTGTCAACATAATCTTCTATATCGAATGTTGTAACGGGAATAATTTTATAGACAAATTGATAATCATTATAGATATGTCCGCGTAATTTCATCTGTAAATCTACCCATGATTCAATTTTACGATATATGCGATAAATGTCAGAAGAATCAACTTTCATAGAAAGTTTTAATTCGGAGCCGCTAGATGCGGAAGATATAAGTGCTTTTGAAACTCCAGCTTCTCCATAGTAATTATCCACTGCTTGTTCAACTTTATTTTTGTCATCAGATATTGTTGACTTTGATTCTATAAGTTGTAAATCCATAGGAGATGGTATTACCCCGAATCTCTCAGGAAGAATCGCACAAGCCATTTCTACAAATTTACTTATCAATTCATCGCCCATAGATATTTGATCTTCGTCATTCGTTGGAATCTTAAAATATATCAGTTTGTAAGCATCTGCTTCTGATTTTGCTTTTACCAAATCCTTGATATCATCTATATTTAACAGTTCGGAAATTAACGAAAAGAAGCAAGGATACAAATATGTAAAATCATCATTGTATTTAATACAGAAAGAATTTTCATATGGTATCATTACTCGATTATCAAGAGATACTTCTTTTGACCGTTCTATAAGCATCTGTAATTCTTCTGGAAGAGTCTTAAAAACATTTGCATCTATCAATGAGCGATTTACAGAAAATTGATAAATTGATCCGTTGGTCAACTTTTCAATTTTACAAAAATCTGGCTCCAATAGAAAAATGGAAGTATCTATATCATTTTCAGTGACAAAACCAAAACAAGCATCATCAATAAATAACCTTTTAAATATATCTGTAACACGATTATCAAGTTTGAATTTATTCACCTGCGCTGTGTAATTGATATAGTTTTTCCTAAACGTTTTTGGATTTGTAGTAAACATTTTGTCTTGCTTAATTTCTGTGTCTATTGTCCAGTTAAGAATGGCACTATTTGCAAAATAGTCTATAAGTCTCTTATAATATCCGCTCTTCAAATACATATAGCGGGATAACCTTACAATCTGTGTACCATATCGCTCTGGGTATTGTGTCATATTAATGATTTGTTTTCTTGTAAAACCAAAGATACGATTATATTTGAAAGCACCTTTGTATGAAAGTTCTGACAAAATAATGCGCTTTAATGAACTGAAGTTGAAAGTCGGTGATTTCCCATTTAGAAAATCGCTTACATTCTTTTTATCTTCTTGAAACTGTTCTTTTATTGCTCTGTTGCTATTTGTATTTTCTTCGATGTTTGATCACCGCCTTTCTAATGTGAATATAATTTTGGTTTTCGTGCAAGAGCAGTGAGAGAGGAGACGTTTCTATTTGATTGTTTAGGCTTTTGAAGCAAATCAGACCTTCTCAATACTGCAAGAGCGTATCCACCTTCTGCCATTGTATAAGCATGATCGTCATGTCCCTTTTTGTCCTTTGCTAATTCATAAGTAACACCACCGTTAGGAGTATCATATCGACACATATATGATAATTGTAACTTAGCAATATGCATTTGTGCTAACGCCACCTGCTCATCTTGCGTAAGTTTGACTGTATCGAATCCACCATCTTTGTTTTCGACCATGATATAATCTTTGTTTTCGTAATTGGCAAATTCTATAAGATTCAGCTTTACCATCTTGGAAATGGCATCGTACATTATCTTTTTGTATCCCTGTGGGTCTACGAGATGAACTATTGGCATTGCATTAGTATATTTTTTTCTTGCGGTTTCATATTGTTTATGGTCTGGGTCTATAATTCCTCTATGTTTTCCACCATACTTATCAGTCCAATCATCCATTAGCTGATCGGCAACTGCACTAATTCCACCTCCACCGCTTCCGGCATCAATGTAGAATTCAATATTTTCCCATTCAGCGGCACGTTCTCCATTATATTTAATCATCAGTTCTTTAATAATTTCTAACTGTGCTGGCATTGGAAGAGGAGTTTTATTTTTTGCATTCTGATCAATCATTGATACAACATTTTCTAGTCGTAATTTATATCCTACATCTTTATCGTTAATCACTTGGAAAATTGACAAAACACTTCCGTCAAAGTTTCTTGCAGGGTCATAACAGAATATAAATTTCTTTTTACCAGTATCATTATACAGAAGTGGTTTACGTGTTGTAGAATTTCTTATAAGTTCATCCATAGTGACAACTGCATTAGAACCGCCACCTTTTC